TTATCTCCTGAAAAGTTTGCACTGGACATTGAAAAATATGTCCATGAAAATAATTGCGATTACATTGAAGGAATTATAAATTATTGCGAGCAAAACAATATTGAGATAGAAACAATTCCTAAATTAATTTCTAAACCATTAAAAGAAAAACTTAGACACAATGCAACTCAATTAAATTTCTTGAAAAAAACTACAAAAACTAAAATGGTAATTTGATGTGACACCTTTTGAAGTTTATAAATTATTTTTAGCATTAAAAAATCATTTTACTAAAGATACATATGATTACTTTAAGTATTGTGGTAAGTCTAGAGCTTCTGTAGAATCTTTCAATAAAAGGACAGACAAGTATTTTTTTGAAAGGTTATCTAGAAAAAAATCAGAACAAGACATAAGAGATTTTTTTGTATCCAATTTTGTTAATTGTGACAATCCGCAGCAAGTATACATTTCTGAAATAATAAGAAACGGAGAAGAAGTATATTTGCAATGGAAAAAAAGAATGCAAAGTATGTCTTACGCATTTCAAACTGAATCTTCAGTTTTTATTCACAAAGAAAATTTTAATGAATTTTTTCTTTGTAAAAATGGAGTCCATTCAGATTTAATTAAAAAACACTTGCAAGGTGCATTATCTATTGAAACTTTAGTAATACTTGATTATATTTTAAATTACGTAGATAACTACGATAAGATTTTAGACGATCCAGTTTGGGATGTTTTGGGAATGAAAATTAAAAAGTATAAACCATTTCTAAATATAGATATTAAGAAGTATTCAAAGATTTTGAAGGAGACCATTTGTGAGTGATTTTTTTAGTTCAGAAATAGTGAGAGAAACACTTAATGAACTTGCTGAAATGCAAAAGGAATTGGTTCGGCAAGTTTTATATCTTCCTTATATGGCAAAGGAACAGAAGAGAGGACATCTTCAATTGATGAAAGATTTTCTTGAGAAGCAAAAATTGCTTTTCTTTAGAATGTCTCTTTCTGATGATCCCGAGGCTAAAGAGACCCGAGATAAAATCTTGCAATCTGCACGAATGTTTGGTTTACTAGAGGGACAGGGGATGGACGAATTTTTCGAGCTTCTTCAGGGGACCATCAATAAACTTGAAGAAGGATTGGAACTGTGATATGATGATTGCGGCTAGACAATCCGCATCCAAGCTAAGTCAAAAAGGCCAAATACACTTAATACGAGGTAAAACAATGAGCTTTGCTAATCTTAAAAAGCAATCTAAAATGGGTTCTCTTACTGAGAAACTCATTAAACAAGTTGAAAAGCTTAATGATGGTGGTGGGGGATCTGATGATGAAAGGTTTTGGAAACCTTCCATGGATAAGAGTGGCACAGGGTATGCAGTAATTCGTTTTATGCCTGCTGGGGGTGATTGGGATGATGAGTATGTGCAAGTATTCAATCATGCTTTCCAGGGTCCTAGTGGACAATGGTTAATTGATAATTGTCCAACTACACTTAGTCGTAAATGTCCAGTCTGTGATCATAATAGGGAAGACTGGAATACTGGTAGCAAAGAAAAACAGAACATTGTAAGGGATCGTAAGAGGAAACTTTCTTATTACTCTAACGTTTATATCATTAAAGATCCTGCTAATCCTGAAAATGAAGGTAAGGTTAAAATCTTTAAGTACGGTAAAAAAATCTTTGAAAAGATTGATGCCGCACTTCGTCCTAAGTTTCAAGATGAAGAAGCAATCAACCCATTTGATTTCTGGTCAGGTGCAGATTTTAAACTGAAGATCTGTAAGGTTGATGGTTATTGGAACTATGATAAATCTGAATTTTCTACACCCTCGGAGTTTCTTGATGGAGATGATGATGAACTTAAGAAAGTTTATGATACACTCTACAACTTGAATGATTTTGTTGATCCCGAGAAATTTAAATCTTATGATGACTTGAAGAATCGTCTAGACCTGGTTCTTGGACTTAAGAGTTCTAATAATCGTAAGCAAATTGATCCTGAGGTTGAAGATGAAGTTGAAGATGAGTATGAAAAACTCATGGAGAAAAAATCTTCACCAACAAAATCTTCTAAACCAACTGTCATTGAAGATGATGAAGATGAGGATGAAGATAATGCACTAGATTATTTCTCGAAACTTGCTGAGATGTGATTAAATTAAAA